TTACCAACTAAATCGGGATTAGTTTTGCTTGCTTGTAATTCACAAACATAATCTGTATGTTCCTGTGAAGGCTGTTTAACAATATGTAACATTTGCACAAACCTAGCAGGTGTGCTTTTATGCCAATCTGGAACTTCACCAACAGGTGTAGGCACATTGATATTATCATATACAGGTTTCATATGAGTAATAAGAAATCTATCACATTTAAGATTACAAACCAAATCTAGAAGCCTATTATAAATCCTATTCCTAATCTTCCAATCTAATGTAGATACTCTTACTGAATCAGTTGCCTTTACAATGCTGCCTTCTCTTGATTGTTGTTTAACTAATAATTCCCTAAGCACATCACTAGAACCTTCAAATGATTTATCTACACCATCAAATATAAACGCCTTAACATTTCCTTCTTCAATTAATTCTTTTGCATATGCACAAAAGTAGTTTGCATTATTAAAGGTATTTTCCCAATCAGTTGTTCCATCCATTCTAACTTCAATAGGATTAAAAATAATGATATTAGGGTCAGAATCCCAACAACTTTTCCATGTGGGTTCACAACCATTATCAAAATCTAATATTAAAATCTTCATTCCGTTTTCAATTTCTTCTTCTGTTCTACAATCCATTGCTAACCCAGATTTACCAACCTTCGGGTTTCCTGTAATAGAACACAAAAGATGGCTTCTATCTCTTTCAAGTCGCTCTTTAATTTGAGCAAGTATTTTCTTTTTCGTTTGTGCAAAAAAATCATTTTCTTTTGCTTCATTATTATCTACTGCATTTCCTTTTTTATCTTTAGTCCAATCCAAATTCATCACCTATTTCTAATTCATAATCCCCATTATATTTCCAATCTACTATATCTCTAAGGTCTTGTTCTAATACCTTAAGTCTAATTTCCTTACCTGATGGTGTATGAAGTTTAACCCAAAATTCTTCAGTTTCTTCATTTAATCTCCAAGTAAGAAACTCAATTTTATCTACATGTAAAGCATAACTTGCTCCATGTATTAATCCATTTTCTATTTTATACATTTTAATCACTTTTAGTGGTGGGCCTTGCACCCACTCGTCAGTCTCTTTACTACTGATAAGTATTTTGCGCTATCCTCTCTATTTCTAGAACCAATCAAGGTCATCTTCTTCTGCTACAAACGGTTCAGCAACTACACCCATATTATGAATACATAGTAAACCACTTACATTCAAAGAAACTTCTCTTAAACTTCCATCTTCATTTTTACCCTGTGATGTTCTAGCAACAACCAATACAGTAGAATTGATACCAAAATCAATTTCAACATGAGGAGGAATCCAACAAGTAGTCCCTGCCCAACCTGCCCTATCATAGTTGTAATCAGAGTTTACGTCTGTAATTGACATTCTCTTATTACCCATACGGTTAGGTGTTGCATCAATAGAAATAACAGTTCCATCTGTAATAACAAATCGTTCTGCATAGTTCCTATCAATAACAGTGCTGTGGTGTCTATCTAAATCAATTAAAGGACTGTAGTTATTCATTGCTACTTCCATTACATAATTTTGCATATCAGCCAAAGACGGTTCATCCATCTGCTCACTATCAGGTAGTTCTGAATTATAAACAAGGCTATCATATGTTCCCTGCTTAAATCCATAAATCCTATCAGGCTTATTAGAATCCCTAATTACATCAAGATGTAAAAACTTAAATGTTGTTGGTGTAAACTTCTTTGCAAAAGCCCCCTTATAAGAGAAATAATACATTCCTCTATCACCATCAACCTCTCCTAAAAACACTGCCTGCATTCTTACTTGTGAAGCAGGCAAAGGCTTTCCGTAATTTGGGTTCTCTCTCATGCCATATGCAGGTATGCTATCTAAAGGTATAATAAAACTACCTGTGTCTATTTCTACTGCACTTTCTGGTAAGTATTCTTTTACCACTGTTTGTTCTTCGCCATTGTAAAGACGCTTAATGCTAAAGCCATCTTCTGTTGTGTGTGCTACTGCAACTTTACCATCAGTAAACACTTTGTTTGCATCCATCTTATAATTAGATACAATGTTTTCAATCATTCTTGCGCCCATATCTAAGGGTTCATTAACTGAAATAAAGAATCCACTTGCTTTCTTCACTAGGCTATTGCCTGTGCTTTCTTGTGCAGGTGCATCTTTATATGCATATGCTCCACTAAACCATTGCCTAAACAATGACCTACCCAATAACATATCAGTTGTTGGGTCAAGGTTGTTCTGTTCACATATGTCCATATATTTTTGTGTTGTATCTTCAACACTCATATTAAGCCTTTCGGCTGCCTTATTTATCTCATTCGTAATTTGTTCATCCATATTACTTCCTCATTTTTTTCTTTTCATAGTATATTTCCAACAGAGCCTCAGCGGTAATAACAATTCCTGCTAATATCCAAAAGGTGTCTGGGGAAACTGAAATATAACCAATGCTATTTAACACTGGAAATATTATTAATGCTAGTCCTCCTAGCAATATGATTTCGTAGCGTAAGAATAGATGTTTAACATCTTCTTTATCTACTTTACCATCTTTATTGAAATCAAACCATTTCTTTTTCATCACATCATCTGTCCTATCATCCATGAAGCCAATATTTTCGGGGTCATATTTCCACATCTCCACTCAGCCTCTCCTATAACTCTTAAAAATTTAAATTTATGTGCATTATCTAATTCAGAAGATACAAATACCTCATGTAAATTTTGACAAATGACCTTCATATCCACTGATAAATATACTAACCCATGTAATTTATTGAGGGCAGTAGTAAAATCTCTATCTATAATGCTATCTTTTATTTCAATATAAGGTAGTTGCATCTTTTCTATTTGAGTATTAATAGGTGTATTGCTGAATACAGATGCTTGTAATTCGGTAATACCTCTACGCAAATCCCCATGTAGATTACTTATAAACATATCCAATTCGGCTTCTTCAATGGTAATAATCCCTTCTTTAGCGAGTATTGATTGCAATACTATTTTAATTTGCGAATCAGATAAAGCAGTAAACCCATAGTTTGCACATCTAGATTGCAATGGTGGTATAATTTTATGTCTATAGTTACAGGTTATTATAAATCTAACATTCTGACTATAACGTTCCATTATTCTTTTTAATGCGTTTTGTGCATCTGAAGTCATACCTTCCATTTCATCTAACAATACAATTTTATGAGGAACATCACCAACCTTCATTGATGCTGCTACTTCTTTAATTGTTGTTCTAACTGTTTCTAATTTCCTATCATCAGATGCATTAATCTCAAAATAATTTGATTCTTGGTGTTCCTTTAATATTAAATTAGCAATAACACTAGCAGCAGAAGTTTTGCCTGTTCCAGATGGGCCAAACAATAATAAGTTAGGCATACTTTTCCAATTTCTAGCATCTGCAACAAACTTTTCTTGTCCTACTATGTGTTCTAATTCTTTAGGTCTATACTTTTCTGTCCACAACATTACTTTCACCTATTTTTATATTACACGCTTTACATTTTACTTTATTATCACTTATTATTCTATTACATTCTATACAATTATTCATATTATTTCCTCCTATTCTTACTACATAAAATCTTTCAATGTTATGTTTTTTTGTTTTGGTAAGGTTTCTTTTCTTGGATTTAAACCAACCATAGTTTTCTCTATTTTATTAAGTCTTCTTTTCATAAACTTTTGAAATTCTTTGTTCTCTTTTAATTGGTCTAATAAATACCAATCGCTTTTTTTGAGACCTATTTTTTTACATATAGATGGTCTCTTATCATATGTTCTTCTTTTAGGTATATCTAATCTACCAGAAGAACCTCCTTTATGTGCATAAGCCAATAATTCATAAAGGTAGTTAGAGTTCCACCTTCTCTTGACTTTAGCATCTAAGAATGCTATCTTATTAATCCCTGTAGTTTTAACAGACCAACTTAATATCTGTTCATCAAAAGGTTTATTATGTTTAAGTAATCTAGCAACTTTATTTCTATCACTAGATTTATTATAAACAGCCATTAATTTAAATATATTTAAGTCAGGGTCATCTATATCTGTTTCAATATTATTACAACCATTCGCTTTCATTTGCTCATGTGCATAATTAATAGTGCCTGCTCTTTTTATTTTACACTTATCCATTATATGTTTAGGTACATCCTTTTGGTTAATGGAAGTTAAAATTACTTGTCCTTTGTATTCTAACAATGTTGAAATAATCAAATCAACATTAGGCTTATAGTGACATTCTTCAATCAATATCCCTTTGTCTTTTGGTATTGAATAGTTATCATCTATATCATATTCATTTGCATATTTAATGATAGGTTTACCATCAAACATTGATAGTGCTTTAGTAGTTTTACCTGTTCCTGTTTTACCTATTATTATTATTCTTCTTTCTCTATTCATATTTAGCATAGTATCATCTCATAGCCATTATATCTCTATATTCAGTATTACATTTTGGACATTCTACTTCTAAAAAAAATGCTTTAGTCCCGTCAGGTTCTAATGAAACATTAGTTGTAAATATAATATGTCTAAATCCACATTCTTTACAACCATGTTCTAGCGTTTCTTTTACTGATTTTTCTAACAATACTATATCACTAGAATTAAAAGTAGAATCCCAACCCATCATATCTCTCCTTTAATCTCAAGGATTCTTTCTAATCCTTCTAATGTATGATGTTCACCATTATCTATTATTTGAATTATTTCTTTAAAGTCTTTCCAAATGTTTTTAGAATCAGGTAATTCTTCTGGCACTAATTGACATAAACGCCATATATTTACCAGCCCACCAATAGTAAGTATTGGTCTCGGTCTGCTTTTGTGTTCTTTATCCTTATAATCACAAGTAACACTATGTTGTTGAAGGGTTCTATGTAAAGCCTGTAAAAAGTCTTTAGCCCCCCTAACATTAACTCTTACTCTTACTCTATATCCTATTGATAGTTTCGCTGCCTTAGCCACATGGACTTCAGGTTTTGCAATAGATAATAATATTCCTTCTAGTTGTCCTTTATTAAACATATTAATTCCCTCTTAAATATTCTTTATACTCTTTAGCCCATTCTGGATTTTGAGGCCAATATCCTCTTTGATTACCCAAATTTTTATTGGGAGGCCAATGGGCAGCAGTTATTCTTTCATCATTTCTATCATTAGCATTTCTTTCTGCTTCTAATGCTGCACATGATACTATGTCATGCAACCATTCAGCAACAAAATATGCTAAATCATGAGATACTGATAATTCAATCTCCTCTTTAATTACCTTCATAAAGTGGAATCTAGCCATACGCTTTCTATTGACCGGTGGTGGTTTAGGGATAACATATTCGTTTTTCTCATTCACATAAGGGCATATTTCTATAGCCACCTTCTTGAATCTCCCCCTATTTTCATCACCGACCCTCTTCAAATACGCCATCCCATCCTCAACTTTTATGCAAGAATAAGGAATAGCGTCTAATAGGGTCATTGAACCTGCTTTAATCACTTACATCATCTCCTTCAGCGTTTGTAGCGTATCTATATCTGCTGGAAACTTATCGGGTCGCAGCCGCATACATCTTGGGAATCTTAAGCCAATATTCCCATCAGCGTCATTTGTTATCAAATCACAAGTGACTTGAATAACTATGCGTGGTAAGAATATATATTTATTCCCTTCATAAGAATCAACTGTTTTTCTTAAGTCATTAGTTAAAGATAACAATTGTGCTTCTGAAAACCCTGTTCCGCATTTACCAACATTAATATAATCACTGCCGTCTTTAACTGAAATACCAAATGAACCATAAACACCACTTCTCTTTCCTTTACCATATTCGGCAGAAGTAATTACTACATCTAATTCTACTCTAGGGGGTTTATACTTTAACCACCCTATGCTTCTTTTTCCTGGTTGATAAGTTAGGTTTGCATCTTTAATCATAACACCTTCAAAGCCTCTATTGATTGCAATATGATATGCTGCATCTAAAGTATCTTCACTATCAAATACATAGGCAAGATGCATTTCTGGAAAGTTTGCTTTCAACATATCCACTCTAGCAAATAATGGGTCATCTAAAAGACTAACACCATTAAAAGAAAGAAGGTCAAATATAGCCAACTTTACTGGGCATTCTCTAACTGCTTCATCTTTATCTTTCTTATGGACTCTTTTAGCCATGAGTTTGTGTTCAGCAGGAGAACCATCAACATTAATAGGATAAATTTCAGTATCTATAATAAAATTACCATCTAATTTTAAAACCCATTCGGCAACATCTGGAAATTGAAAAGATACAACCTTTCCTCTCCTATTAAAAATAATAACATCAAGTT